TCTACAGTCCTCCAGTTAAGCGTACATGTCATGCTTCCGAAATGCCCAAGTGTAGGGCTGTCTATCTCTCCCGCTATGCCGGCACCCTTCACGGTCTCGGTCATGGCCTCGATGCTTGGCAGTTCGACATCAGCCACGCCGATAAGATCGTTGCCGTCCAGGTACACCCTAAAATTTATGAGCTTTTCGGGTACTTGATTTGCCATTTATTCCACCCTCCTTACGCTGCGAACAGCGTTTCGAGATACTGCGGATCGTATTCGACGATGAAGTCGATCTCGCGTGCAGGTGCCGGGGGCGTTACATACACATGGAAGCGAATGATGCCGTCGATTAGATCGGTCGTTGGGTTTTCGTCGCGATTAAACTCGACCCTTCCCCCAAGGATGAACTGTCTGGCAGCAAGACCGTTGAGCCAGATGTTTGCCGAATCCACTATCGTCTCCACAAGTCTCCTCGTGATCGGATAGTCAACTTTCTGCCAGAATGTGAGCACAAGGGTATTGCCTATCCAGTCAAACATCCTCCGGATAGGGATAAAGGTGTCTTTAACATCGGTCATGCTGGGATATGCTCCGGTCCTGTTGCCCCAGGCTCTCCAACCGCCTATGAAGTTAAGCGCAGTGACTACGCCCTGCCCATTCAGGTATGCTGCCTGCTCCGGGCCAAGGGCAACTTCTTTCCCGTTAGCAACTGCACCATTGGCCTGGATTGACTTGTTTGATGGGCTTACGTAGGGCACGTCATCGTTTTGCGAATCTACCTTGCACATTACCCCGGCCAGCTGCGTGGAAAGATGAAACTCTTTAGTCCCAAGTTTTATCTTCGGCCAGCAGACAACCTGTCGCTCATAGATAAAGTTGTTCTGATTCTTCCACTCTGAGACATCGGAATATTTTTCAACTTCTTCAGGCACATCCACCAGCGCTATACACTTGAAGTGGGAATTTATATTGGACGCCTTCGCCACCATCACTGCCGCCACTTCGGGATCATCGGACCAGCCGGGGGCAAGGATCATGCCAGGCACAAGGCCAAATTTAGGGAAGACTTTGTCGATTAGCTCAAGACCTATATAATCGCCGGTAGTGGCATCCACGCCTCCAATTATGTCATCAGCCTCGACAAGAGAAGGATCAAGATAATCATAAGTTACCTTTATCCCCGAAGCTTCTCCGATACCACCGCTCGAAAGGCGCGTTATGACCGCGTATCCGTCTTCATCGAACCCGAGAGCATAATCCGTGCCCAAAACATACGTCTCTGGCTCTGTTGCAGTTGATTTGACAACTACCGTATTCAGCAAAACTCCTTTATTTTGCAATTTGACAGCCTGGACAGTAGCCGAAAATGTGTAACTCTCATCAGTTTTACTCGTTTTATGTGTAGCCGGGTCCAAAACATTGACTAAAACCACCGGAGATACATTAAAAAGAGCAAAATGAGAGTATATGAACTCGCATAAAGTATAGTTAGCCCAGTCATCGCTATATCCAAAAGCCTCAACCGCTTCCTGATAGGTATAGCAAAGCACCGGCTTGTTTACATTGGCTGGATCTGCTAGGTTTATGGGAGCAGTCCCTATTACAAAAGGCAATCCCGCCGTTGTTCTCACCGGTGGGATTATCGAAGTCGGCACTTCAGAAATATATACGCCATGCCTATATGCCATCTATCACACACCACCTTTTGAGATAAATTTCATGACTTTCTCGTAAGCTATTTGTTCAGGCGTTCCTTTAGTATCTACTGCTCTGTTTACTCTTGTTAGCTCTGCTACCGGAACAAACAGCATCTTTATTTCTGGGCATTTATCTATCAGCTCGTTCAAATATTCAGGGATGCCGTCCTTAAAGATTCTGTATTTGGAGAGCATTCCACCTGGGATGTTTGGGCCACAATAGATCACTTTATCTTTTGTCTTAAGCGAATATTTGATCTTTTTATTTAAAGAATTCGCCATCCTGTATCACCTCCTTGTCATATATCTCCTCAAGCGGACGCGCTATTATCCAGTTCGTAGTCATTTCGCCAATCCACTGCGGATACGGCTGCTCCTCCGGCATCTCAAACCGACAGGGATATTCCACCCTGTATTTTTTGGCAATCACTCTCTTCTTAAAGAGATCTATCCAAATCCTAGTCGCCGTATTCGCCACGTCGCGCCATCCGTCTTGCGCGTCATAAGAATATGTGCCGATCACCAGTTTGACGATTGCCTGAGCATAATCACGACCGGTACCTCCGCCCTTTTCGCTTGTATCCTCAAAAGAAAGAAGCCTGACTATCACGAAGGGGAAGTCCTCCTCTTGCAGTTCAGGCTTCTTGGGATTTTTAGGAGGCAAGTATCCGGCAATAATTTGCGGAGGTCTTATGTCGTCTTTTTGGGTTTTCAGCTGTAAATCTTTGACGCTGACACTCAAAAATTCACAGATAGCGTCAATTAAATCAACCGGGCTCATTTGCCATACCCCTTTAACAATCTCGTAATTTCGTGCTCTAACCTTTCGTCCAGCACCTCGACCGCCCGCTCTTCGATTTTGCCCATTACTTCTTTGTTCCCGATCATGTGCGGTACTGACGGGCCAAAAAGCTCCTTTATCGGCAGCCTTTTTGATGTTTTCCTCATATATGCACCGATATGGCCCGAAGGCATGCGGGCAACAAAAGCATGCCGCAATGTACCACCTGCGCTGCCTTTTCTAACTTGAGCACGCAATGGACGAGTTTGCGGCGGACTGGCAGGCGATATGCGAAATTTGGACAGCGGGATGACCCTACCGGATGCCCGAAGCGTTGCCATTGGGCCTGACGAAGAGGCCTTTTCAATGGACATGGGCGAGCGAACATCTTGCGCTTTGATGATATACTGGGCGCGCACCTGTTTGACGGCTTCCGTCCTCGCAGCAGAAGCTGCCCTGTTTATCGCAGAAGATACAGCCCTATTTGCGCCTTTGGGAACACTTGCCAAAACCGTCTTTACGCGCTCAAGCTGTTTGTCGTCAATCTCTATCATGATTCCGCAGCCTCCAGAGTAATACGAAAGATCCCCATGTCATCGGCACACTCTTTGACTGTATATATATTGCCGTCAAGCCTCATAATTTGGCCGTAAACAGGACGATAATTCAGATCAGACTCTTTTACGTAAAGTGCTATTTCGCCGCGGTATACGCCATCGTACATTTCTGTTTTGTCATTGCTGTATATTTTGAGAATGTCACTGTCGATCAGAGCTTTTATCATTTGTCCGTCTATATCGTGCAGATCTGCAAATTCGTCGGTATTTAAGAACACATGAACGTCACGATGGATATAATCCCGCAGCTTCATTTAATCCACCGCCTTCTTCTTTCTGCCCTTTGATTTTTGTGTTATATTTTGCCCCTCAAGTGACTCGCAAATGTTTTTTTCTTCCTCTGGCATAATTTTTTCTTCTTCCGCATACTTTTCGATTGTGCCGTTAGATGCTGCAATAAGGCGGTCTTCTTCCTCCTCCGAAAGGCCATAAAGAATGGACCCGCCTGGAAGGCCGGGTCCATATCTTATCCCCTTATATCTCACGCCGAAGCGTTTTATTTTGATGGCCAATAAAATCACCTACTTCACTTTTAAGACATACCAGGAATCTACATCCTCCGGCTTGGGAAGCGGACGGGAAGCTATGCGAATCATTTTCATGTCGTTATTTGTGTCGTTCCATACCTTAGGAATTCTGGTGCCTTCATAGGTGTGGAATTGGCCGTCGTCCTCAAGCTGCGTAACGGCTCCGTACAGTCTGGAACCTAAACCGGTCCTGGCCATGATGAGATGGCCATCCGGCATCATCGGCGTTTCTACGCCATCGTCATCGATGAACCACTCGTCATATGTGTATATCTCAAGGCCCAGGCTCGCAAGAGTCCCGACATAGGTAACACCGTCCATCCTTACGCGCGGCTGCATTTGCCCAAAAGAAAAGTTACGTATGTCGAAGAGCTTTTGAATCGACTCGTCGTTAAGAAACAGCTCAACCACGTCGTTTGCCATTATGACTACGTCGGGATTAACCCCTGCCTTTTTAATTATCTCAAGCCTGATGTCCTTCAAATCACTATACTTTTTCCCTGGCGTGTTATCGTCGGCCCATACTTCAGTACTGGTTAAGGTCTCTTTATTTGTAAAATTGAAATCTATGGTGTCTTCCACATAGTCCTGCCCTATCTTATCTACCCATCCCTTTATGGTTACAGTGCCTTCAAGGAGAAGCTGTCTGCACATCCACTCCTCGCGTCTGGCTATCATCTCATCAAGCTCTGCCAGATCCTGTGCCAAGAGTTCCTGCGCACGCTGCTCAGGGGTGCGGGTGCTGTATATGTCTTCTCCCATCAGCCGGTTGGCCAAGTCATCTATGGTCAGCAGGCGTTGAGGGGCGATATAGGGCGTGGTATAGGTGTCAGTCTTAAAGCCTACCCTATCCACCGTGATGCCGCCGCGTCTGCGGGCAACGAAAGGCGCCATCGCTCGCTTCCCCTTCTTGAAATCTACATCTACCTTCTCCGTCACGAACGTCTGGACATTGGAGAAAAATGTATCTCTAAAGAAAGTCCTTACAGGCAACATCAAATTAATTGCCTGCATCATAGTCCTGGTTTCATAAATATTGGGTATTCCTGCCATTATCTTTACCTCCTTCTTTTGGCCTAAAGTTATACTTCAATTGGCTTTGCGTTTTCGCTCAAGAATATCCCGAGCGTCCGCAAGGTTTGCTCGTGCATCTCTGCTGTGTCGCTACCGCCGAACACGAGTGCCTTCCTGTTGAAGTGCCCTGTCCTGTACGCAACAGCCGTAACATCACCGGCCGTGGTGTCTACGTCATCGGCAAGGATGCAGTCGGCAACTTCGCTCCCGTCTTCGTTTGCGGAGTTGACGGCTTTGTATTTGCCGGTTGCCGTAACCTTGCCCAATACAGTTCCCCTTTTAAGCTCGCCCTGTCCTGCTTCAAGAGTTACGCCCTTGGCGAGTACGGGTATTTCATGCCCTGCAAAGAGATTGTCGGGAGTAAAAGAATCGAGATTTTGAACCAAATTAGCCATTATCTTGCCCTCCTTTTGTTTGCAAATTCGGCTATTGCCTTAGCAATGGCCTCTTTTTCGTTTTTATCGCCTTCCTGCGGTTGCGGCGCTATGGCTTTGGCCTGAGCAAGGTTATCCGTCAGGTCTTTCATGTATTCTCTGCCCATCTGCTGCTCCAACTTAACCGCCTCAAATGCAAGCTGCTCGGCAGTCATGGCCTTTTCATACTTTGCCGACACCACAAGATTGTCCGGAATCGTCTTGGCAATCTCGTCTATTGCTTTCATGCGCTCCCGTTCCTGCATAATGCCGGCTTCGAACAGCTGGTTAGCAAGATCCGGAAAGGCAGTTTTAAGTTCATCGACTGTCTGTATGTTCATTTTTTCGCCCTCCTTTTTTGGCAACATATCTTCACTTTTTTCTTCTTCCCATGGCGGGACTCGGTCAAACTGCTTATAATGGCTCCCCAAATGTTCCTGCACTTTTTCAATGTCTGTGCTTGGAATATCTGACTGAGGTAACCTGGCAGCCGCGTTTGCTACGCCTCTCCACACGACTGCACCGTCGCTTGGCCTGTGGTGAGGCAGCTTAAGGTCGCTGTATCTGTCAGGTGGCATGGATGCAGCCCATGCAAAGTGCCCGGCTATGCGCCTTTTCTCTGCATCGCTTAACTCCTCCCACTGCTTATCGGTGAAATCCGATAATGCAGGGGCCTCCCATGGTTCACCTTCCGGTGCTTTCTCTCTTGAAACATCCTTTGGGGCTACGCCATTGACCACCTCCGGCATCCTTGGGAATGTCTTAAACCTGGACATGTCATGGCTGACGCTGTTTACAACCAAAATATTGCCTTTCGATTCAACCGGTACACTCTCGAACATAATTTCATCCGCAAACCCCATCTCCATCGCCTCTTGCCCCGTCATCCATGTTTCCTCGTCCATCATCTTTGACAGAGTGTCTCTGTCGAGGCCAGTTTTCATCGTGTAGGCATTGATGATCGATCCTTTGACTGCATCAAGCTGCTCTGCATACTTTCTCATTTCGTCAGAAGTCAAGAAGCCAAAGGCAAAAAGAGCAGGATTGTGGATCATCATCATGGCGTTGGACGGCATTTTTACCGTATCTCCCGCCATCGCTACGATGCTTGCCGCGCTGGCTGCCAGGCCGTCTACGATCACAGTCACGCCGGCCTTATGGCTTTTTAGCTGCGTATATATTGCATGCGCAGCAAAAACGTCACCGCCTGCAGAATTTATACGCACTGTCACGGCCTTGTTCTTAAGGTTTTTCAATTCTTCATAGAATTTCTGCGGCGTAACGGTATCGCCTGCATCCGCCCACGGCAGATCAGATGCTATATCCCCATACAAAAGAAGTTCCGCTTCCTCTTCCGAAAGATTGCGGAACTCCCAGAATTTTTTATACAAGCCCTACACCTCCTTTCATGGTCATTCCGGTATTGTCGGCATCCCGGCCTGCTTCATCAGCTCATTTTCTCTCTTGAGCTGTTCTATGTTTTTATCGAAATCTCTCCCTGTAAGTTCTACCGTTTCGCTTTCCCGTGTGGACAGACCGTTTAAGATCCTCATTTGTGCGGCCTGGACCTCTTTAACAGGGTCTACCTGCCCAGGCGCAGGGCCGTACCAGTCCGCACGGCTCCATGCCTTCGCGACTATGAGATCGGAAAAGAAGCCGGGTGCTTTTATCTTCCCCTGTGCGATCCTTTCGGCAAGCCAAACCTCATAAACAGGCTGACAGAAATCATGGGCAAACCATGCCCTGCGCATTCTGAATGCACCCCATGCCTCAAGCAAGGCTGCCCTGCTTGCCGAATAGCTCGCGTTGAAGCTCTTCGTCAGCAGTTCGTACGGGATCTCAAGGGCTGCTCCTATGTGTTTTGTAAGCGATGTAATGAAGGCGTCAAAATTGGACGACGGCCTTTTAGGGTCTGCGGTAGCTATGTCGTACCCAGGCGGCAAGGCGTTGATGGTGCCGGCCCCCAGCTCAAAGGCATTGGGATCAAAATCAACCTTATCCTGCGGTGATATGGCTTCTGCCAGCGGAAAGTCCCCTACTGGTATTTGCCCTTCCTTGATGAAGACCGTAAAAAACCCGGTAACTATGGCTGCCATGAGCTCTGCTTCCGTATAGCGGGTTATCTGCTTCAGCTCTTCCACAACCGGAGCTAAGTACGGCACTCCCCTATACTGTTCGCACCTCTCAGGCTCCATGACACAAAGGACATTCGGCCTGCCGGTAGCTTCGCTAAAGGCGTCTATGCGCTGCCATTCCATAATTTCGAGAGGATTTGCAGGATCATTTTGATATTTGTTAGAGATCCAGTAGGCAACCACGGCGCCTTCATCGTCTATTTCGACGCCATTGATGATCTTGTTGCCGTTGTCTGGATTTATCTGAATCGTGTTTGTGCCGAAAATTGAGCGATATTGCTGAGGAGAACTGACCCTATCAGCCTCGATGAGATGGATGCGCAGCGAAAAGGGGAAATATGGCTTCGGCTCTACTGTTTTAAGCAATGCCCAACCGTCACCGTTCAGCAAAAAGGACATAAAAAGCAGCGATTGCATCTCATAAAAATTATTAAGACGTGTTGCGTCGCAAAACTTGCTTTCAGCCCATGCGTTAAACTGCCGTTCTACGTTTTTCTCCCATTTATCGGCCTCTTCCCTGCTTATGCCCAAAAATTCTGCGTCTATCCTGCTTCTTAGCTTCAGGCCAACACCAATCACGTGCGATCTTGGCGTTACGATGGCAGACCTGCCCAGCGCACTGCCCATAAACAGATCCCTTGACCTCTGCCGCAAGACATCTACATTCATGTCTATGTCGGCCTGCGGGCTGCTGGACCAGGCCTGCCACCCTCGCATGGACTTCTTGCGCAAAGAAGCGCCAGATTCGGAATATCCAGTATCAAAAAATTGAAGCGCCCTGCGTGCAGCCTGGCGCTTTAGTGCCCTTTGCGGGCTTATGTACGATATGATTTTGTCTATGGCATTCATGCCGGCCCTCCTAAATATCTCTCAAAACCACCCTTTTACTGCTCATAAATGACCCGGAAAGCCTGGCTTCAAGTATATTTTTCTGCTGCTCCAGTTCGTTAATGTTCTTTTGTACCTGCACAAGATCGGCCCTCCGAAGCGTCCTTGTGCCTATCCTGTATTCCTGCCCCTGCAAAATTGCCAGTTCCGCATCATAGTATGCCTGCAAGCGCTCTTTTATCCTCTCAAGCCTTTCTTGGATGCTCTCCATGCCGTCGCACCTCACAGATCATATTTTTTTATGCAGCCATAACGTCTCTTCGGCTGCTCTTGAACCTTAATTTGTTGAGACTGTGGTTCCTGCGACTTGCAGATCCTCTTTTCAAGCGCGTCAAAGTCAGGATTCATCAGACGCAAGGCTGCAAGGTTATAAACACGAAGGTCAAGCGGTTCATTTCTCTTGTCAGAGCTGATATTTTCCCAGGAAACTACTATCCTGCCTTTTACCTTTCGTATAACCTGTCGCTCGGATATAAGCCCCTTGAAGTACTGCTGATCGTATCCCCGCTCTTCCTGCAGCGGAAAATGAAAATATTTTGGTCCAGGTTTCTGTATTTTAATGCGCTGTATCACGGCCGCTTTCCCGGAATCCACGCCAAGAAGCACGAGAGGTAATCTGTATTTGTTGTTCCTCGATATCTTATAGACCAACGGTATGCCTGACCCTCCCTGTCCACGTATCGGAAACACCCGCATTTGAAGCCTCTCGAGGCAATACCGGTAAACTTCATCAGTGAAGTGGCCGCCTGAGTCAATGCATGTGCACGAAACGCACATGCCTGTACCGTCTTTTCGCTTCCACGTCTTGTTTATCTTCTCATCCAACTGCATCCATGTGGCCTGGTCGTCGGGCCTTCCCCAAATTATGCCCTTTTCTATGCCCCACGACTCTTCATTCCTGCCCCATCCGGCAACTTCATACTCAAGACGGTCATCCTGCGTATCGACCGCCATGGTAAGCATCAAAACACCATCGGGGACTTCAGCATCGTATTTCTCGCGCCTCGACATGAGCACGCCTTCGTCCTCTATGTCGCCCCGTTCCTCCCAAGTCTCGCCCAAAATAGTGTTGACGAAGACCTTAAACCGTTCCGGATCGT